CCAGAGCCTCTGGACCTGTAGCAGCGTCGAAGAAAACCCCCGACACGATGACCCTATTGTAAAGGTCGCGAACGCGCTTACCAATCACATAATTAGCGCCAGGTCCAGTTCCTTGTGGCGTAAAGATGTTGATCAGGACAAGGCCAACGATCCTGTTCTGAGAGTTTGTCGTTAAACCTTGGCCCAAGTATTCACCAGCGCCAAAGGATGTCAGGCACTGCACCCACGATGAGTTCGGTGTTGGCTCATAAGCCATGTTGTGAAACACCACCGGGATGGCCGGACTGTTAGCAAGCTCAGTGGCCAGCCTGCCCTCAATCGTTGATCTGATGGTGTTGAGATCAGCTGCTGCCATCAGTCTCTAGCGACAATTCGACGATATTGGGTTTTGGACCATGCCTCAAGCTCTTTGCCGATCAGCTCAGGAAAACCTGGCGGCGGGCTAGATCGTGCAATGCCGCCCCATGACGGCGGCAAGTTTCTGCCAAAGCAAACCGGCTCCGCATATTCGACAGGATTGGTTATTTCTCCAAGAAACGGTTTAATCTCGTGCTGCCAGCCGTTTTTTAAGTTGCCAGTAACTGTGGGCGTCTTTTTTTTGACGCGCGCTTCCCACTCAAGCGTTGTTGCGATCACAAGCTGCTGAACCTCAGTCGCCATGTGGTCAGCAATCTGCGTGATCTTAATCTTGCGCGTCATGACTAGGCCCTCAGGATCAACTCGTGAGTGATCGCCGTGTTGTCCTGCTCAGTCGTCTGCACAGCGATGATCTGATGGACCACGCTGTTGATCAACACCACGTCTTTGGTCTCAGGTGCTGTCGCAAAGTCATCAGCGGCCACCGTGAGCCGCTTGTCGCCAGCCTGAATCAGTTCGTTGACCTCACGCAGCGCCACATCCTCCAGCACACCTTTCACGTCCGTGTCGGAGTTGCTCTGACTGATAACACCCGTGGTCGTGTTGTATGACCCGGCAGTGACAAGCCGAATCGTCACATCACCGCCAAACTTGCCGATGATCGTTGACGCAACCTTGGCCAGCGAATCAGCAAGTGCCATCAGACGCGATAAGCGAGGCAGGCACCGCTGGTCAGCGTGATGCTTGTGATGATGCCTGACAGCTTGGTGTCAGCCACAAAAGTCTCACCGGCCAAAGTGTTGCCGGTTGCATTCTGCACCGTGATTGAGTCAATCACCGTGTCTTCCTTGAAGTAAATCAAGCAGAACCGGCCAGTGTGCTCAGCGGTGTCTGAGATGAACTCGAAGCC